TTTAACCAATAATCAATTAATGTTTAGGCGCAAGAAAGTTGCACAAAATGGTATTGATTTATTTCGCCAAGAATATCCTGCAGATGCAGATGAAGCATTTTTAACATCAGGTAGACCAATATTTAATCCTGATCAGTTATTAAAAATGATGGATAAAGCAAAGCCTCATGAAACTCGTTTAGCATTAGAAAACGATGAATGGAAACCTCATCCAAGAGGTGAACTTATTTTATGGAAAGATGTTGAACCCGATGTTCAGTACACTATTGGTGCTGATGTAGCAATGGGTATCAGAGGTGGTGACTATAGTGTTGCACAAATACTAGATCAAAAAAAGAATTTAGTAGCGACATATAGAGCTCACGTTCACCCTGATTATTTTGCAACTGTGCTTCTTAGATTAGGTGAATTTTTTAATGATGCATATATAATTTGTGAGAGCAACTCTCATGGTTTGTTAACATGTACAAGGTTATACAAAGACTATGATTATGCAAATTTCCACACGGAAATTGTTGTTGACAAGGTTACGGATAAAGAAACTGTTAAACTTGGTTTTGCAACTACAGCAAGAAGTAAACCACTTGCGATTAACGAGCTTAGAGCAGCGTTTAGGCAGGAAGAAATTAAAATAGATTGTAAGATCACATTGCGCGAGTGTCTAACTTATATAGAAACCGAAACAGGTGGAATGGAAGCTGAAGCTGGCTGTCACGACGATTGTGTCATAGCTTTGGCATTAGCAAATTATGGTCATCAACAAGGTTGGGAACCAACAATGATTAATGAAAATTATTATAGCGAGGCAATTTAATGGCTGAAGAATTTAAAGCTCTTACCGAAGAGGAATTGCTCGCCTTAGTTAACGAAGAAATTAAAGGATCTATCGGATATAATGATGGTGACTTAAGTTCTGAACGTCAAAAGATGTTAAGATATTATCACGGTGAATTACCTGAAAGACAAAACAATGGTAACAGTTCGTACGTATCTCAAGACATTTATGACAGTGTAGAAGGCTTAAAAGCCTTATTATTAGAGACATTTTCAGCAGGCACAGATGTAGTCGAATTTTCTCCACAAGGTGGTGAAGATGTAGACACAGCTAGAACTTGCACTGCTTATACAAACTATGTGATGCATAGACAAAATGATGGATTTAGCGTTTTTAGAGATGTTATCCATGACGGACTTTTAGCAAGAAATGGAATTGTTAAAATATATTGGGATCGATCTGTAGAAGAAACTGAAGAAAAATTTGATGATTTAACATCTGATCAAATGGACATGGTTTTAGCTCAAGAAAATTACCAATTAAAAGAAATAAGTGATGAAGACGAAACTGGTTTATTTTCAGGAATTTTTATTAGATCTGTAGATAAAAGTCAAGTTCGTATTGAAAATGTGCCGCCAGAAGAATTTTTAATAAATCCTATGGCAAAAAATGTACACGATGGATTTATAGCACATAGAACAATCTTAACTAAATCAGCTTTAATTCAGATGGGTTTTGATGCAGCACTTGTAGAAAACTTAGCAGGTGATGAAGATCCTCTAGGTGAAACTTTCAATGAACAGTATTATCGAAAAGAACAAGTAGGACCAATGCGCGTCAAACTTAATGAGAATAATAAACAAGCTCAATTGAAAGAAATTGTTTGTTATGAGTCATACGTCAATGCTGATATGGAAGGTGATGGCGTTGCTCGTTTATATAAAGTATTGACAGCAGGAAATACATTATTAGATTATGAAGAAGTAGATCAAAGACCATTCTTAGTGTTTACTCCAATACCTGTATCTCACAGTTTTCATGGTGAGAACTTTGCATATAAAATGATGCCAATACAGAACGCTAGAACAGTTCTATGCAGGTCTATTTTAGATCACGCATCAGTAACAACAAATCCTAGATACTTAGTGACTAAGGGTGCTCTATTGAACCCTAGAGAACTACTAGATAACAGACTTGGAGGTATAGTAAATGTATCACGTCCTGATGGAGTGGTTCCACTTATTCAAAATCAACTTAATCCGTTTATTTTCCAAACTATGCAAATGCTTGAAGAAGATATGGAGAATACTAGTGGGGTATCTAAGTTATCTCAAGGACTTAATAAAGATGCGGTAAGCAAACAAAATTCTGCAGCAATGGTTGAGAATTTAGTAACACTGTCTCAACAACGAAGTAAAATTATAGCTAGAAATTTTGCTAATAATTTTCTTAAACCATTGTTCTTAGAAGTATATAGATTGTGTATCGAGAATGAAACCGATCAAAAGATTGTAGAAGTTGCAGGAAACTATATTGACATAGATCCAATTGATTGGTCTGAAAGAAAAGATGTAGAAGTAAAATTCAAACTAGGATACGGAGAAGCTGATCGAGAGTCACAGAAGTTTACACAACTTCATGCAATGTTATCTCAAGATCCTGGAATACAACCATTTTATGCTTCTCAAAATAAATATGCGATGGTTAGGCA